AATATCCGCCCCTATGAAATGCCATTACGGCACCACTTCCATTATTAGAATAAACGTTTAATCCAATTCCTGCAACTGAACCTGTATTTCCATTTCCAACAAAATATGTTGTTCCGCTATGTGTACCTCCTCCATTTACATTTAATGAACGATAAGCTGTTGCTGTACCTCCTCTCGCAACTCCAAAATCAGGATCATTCCACGCACCAAAATTTACCCCATTTTGACCATCTAGATTAATATAACCTTGTGAAACTCCACCAACCCAAGATGTTCCAAAAGAATGAATTGTTGATCCATTATTCCCATCATTGTAAAAACGTATTCTACCATAATATGATGATGAATAATAAATTTTAGCCCCAACATTATTTCCTGAATTTGATCCTATATCAACAGAATCCGATGCCAAAATATTTGCTGCTCCTGTTATATTATATCCATTTAGATTATATCCACAATATGATTGCAATGTAACTCCTCGATTATAATATTGTAAATAAATAGTATTACCATTATATGCATCTATATGCAAATTTCCTGATAAAATTATTGTTCCATTAGTATGCGATAATTGTGCAACATTTGTAATATAATTACCACCCATAGCAATTCCACCTGTCATAGTGCCACCACTTAATGGTAAAGCATAAGACCCATAATTACCTGAATGTAATAATGGATTTCCTGCCCATGTAGGTGATCCTCCATTATAAATTTTTAATCCTTCTGAATAAACTCCGTTCCCGTCTTTAAAGCCAAGATCAAAATACCTATTTGCTGTGGCACTATCATATCTAACTTTCCAAACAGGGCCATTTGCAGGGCCTGTTAAAATAGTATATTCTGTTTGATTTGCATATCCATTTAATTGCAATGAATATCCTGAATAATTGGCATAATTAACAGATTGTGAACCAATATTTCCTGCATGAATAATGCCATATTCTGTATCCGAATCATTTGCATTTACAACGGTATTATTTGATAATATTACTTTGCCCATGCCGTAAATTCCTAATGAATTTAAACGCAATGTATTCCATGCACCCATTGAATTACTATGCCCATAAATACCTGATCTGCCTGCATAATTACCAATAAATGTTGCAACATCTGATGATGCATTATATGATCCAATTATGCCTCGCCAAATTGCTGTTGTGCCATTAACTTGTGCTCTATAACCAATATACGTTGTGGTATTGTTTATTATCCCGGTAATTGTTCCACCTGATAATGGCAATGCGTATGAACCATAATTTGTTGCATCTAATAAAGGAACCCAAGATGCAGATGTTATTGCCCCCGATGTTGTTCTATAAAATGCACCTGTTCCTGCTTGAACACCAAATGCTAATTGTGAAACCCAATTATCTTGTGAATTTACCCAAGACATATTCAAAACGTGAACCCAATTTGTTGTGATTCCTGATGTTGTGGACATAGCAATCCAATCCCCTAATGTTGTCATTGGTGTGTCAATCCCCTGAATTGCTTTTACGGCATCAGTAATTCCGTATCCTGATAATGTTGTCGGCCTTCCTGTGACACCTGACCACGCAACTGATCCTGCCGAACCTGTTATATTTCCAATAAATGATGATGCCGTGACTGAATTTGTGAATGTCGCATCACCATCTGAATTAATTACAAATTTTGTCTGTCCTGCCGTTTGATTATAAATACGGAAATACCCTGAATCAACAAATAGTGTGTAATCCGGATTATTATCTGTATCGGTAAAATATAACTTTGGTGCAATTCCGCTGATTGTCATATCCCCTGTGAATACAGGATTTGCCGCATCCGCTTTTAAAGCCAATTTAGCCAACACCGCATTTGAATTTGGATATTCTGTGTCACTAGCCAATAAATTCGACACCATTTTATCCAAACGTTGGTATGTACTTGCTGCCGTTGAAATCAACAAATAATTGGCCAATGTTGCCGATGTTACGTATGTACTTGAATCAATTGATCCGTCTGCCTTCAAAAATTGTGTTGCTGTACCGCCTGACTTTGCAATGGTTCCAACAATTAAATCACCTGCAATGGTTGTCACACCTGATGAATTAATCACAAAACGTGTTGCACCGGCTGTTTGATCGTATATTCTAAAAAATCCTGCATCTGCCCCAATAAAATAATCAGGGTTTTGATCCGTGTCTGTGAAATACAATTTAGGTTCTGCCCCTGAAATGGTCATGTATCCTGTAAACACCGGATTCAATGCATCTGCTTTTAGTGCTAATGCGTTGATAACTGCGTTTGAATTTGGGTATTCCGTTGAACTTGCAAGCAAATTGGAAACCATTTTATCCAATCTTTGATATGTTGATGCCGCATCCTCTGTTGTTAAATACGTTGAATTGTCGTATGAAATCGTTGTGCCTGATGCTTTTACAAAACCGGTGCCATTTAATTGTGCCTGTGGTGTATATCCCAATACGGTTGCAATGCTCTTATTTTTCCATAATCCTGTGGATGATTCATAAAATAATCCCTGATTATTAGCTTTTGATTGAATCAATACATCGTGTAATTCTTCAATTTCAAATCCATTTTGAACATTTACAAAGATTTCACCATTGTTTGATTGTACACGTGTCACAACACCAATATAAACCATGTGTGCCGGTGCCACCGGTTTATTTGCTAAACCATATAATAATGTTCCATTTGGCCCCAACCAAACCGCATCACCTGCCTGTGCTGTTGATGTGTCTAATCCGGCTAATAAACCAAATGTAACGCATTTAACCTGATCATTTAATGCACCACCTGTTTCAAGTAAACCAAACGTTTTTGATGATGTTGCCTCAGATGTATTCGATGCCGCAGAAACAATCATATTTGTTCCATTGGCCGATGAAACATACACCGGTGTTCCTTTGGTTAATGCTGCACCCAATTTGACCTCATTTTTGGTCTGTGTTGCATAATTATCAATCCATTGGGTATTGTAATCAGTAGCATCAATTTTGGCCAAAATTTGGCCTGCTGTTCCACCTGTTGGTAAACCACCCGGTAATGTTGGGAATGTTGCCAACGTTCCATCACCACGAATGTATTGTGATATTGTACCTGTTGGATTATTGTATTTGGCATTTAAGGCATTTTGTAAATCTGTTTGATCTGATAATGTGCCTGAAATGTTTCCCCAAACCGCTGCTGTTCCTGCAATTGTCCACGATCTGTTTGCACTCAAATCATATGTCGTGCCATTGATTGTCAATGTGCGTGCATTTGTCACCGGTGTGTACCCTAATGCCGTGATGATTTGTGAACTTGTGATGCCGGTCAAATAGGTATTTGCATCCAATGATCCATCCGCTTTTAAAAATTGCGTTGCTAAACCATTAGTGACCTTGTATTTATTTGCTCTTAAAAAACCTTGTGAATCAATGAAAACATTTGAACCACCGCCAAAACCATCTGTGATTTGCTTTTCGCTTGCTGTTAGGATGTCATTGTCGATTGTTTTCAACAATGCTTTGTATGTTTCCGCTACTAATTGACCGGTTAATGATGCCATTTTCTACCTGCTTATTTTATTGCAAGTTAAAAAATAATCAGCCTTGTTTTATAGAACACGTAACCGATAATGATGACTGATTCAAAAAAGATGGTGATTATGGCCCACGATGGCACCACATTTCTGATCACTTCTTTGTTCGAAATTCGAACATTTTCTGATTTTGATGATTGGTATTTGGATTTGTAAACAGATTCGATTGAATCAATATCAATTTTGGCCTCAATTCTGCCACGTGTTGAACGCAATGTGATTGTGCCTTGTGGTATTACAAATTTCGAATAAAAGGCCGTTAAAATGCCCGCAGAATCGCACGGATTTTCGATGATAATTGAATCACGGATCGCCTTTGTTTTATAAATAACATTTGATGTGTGGATGGTATCATATTTAACAATCGTGCTTTCTTTGATGATGGTTTTTGTTGGTTTGCAACTTGCAAACAGAATAATTGCGATGATTAGGAATTTTTTCATTTTAGGATTATTTAACAAACTGCGTTTTCAACATTTAACAAATGATGATATTATTTATAAAATCACGTACCCCTGTGGATCGGTTTTCTTTGCGTTTTTCAATGCTAATAAATCGGAAATCTTTTTACCGAATGCCTTTTGAAAATGTGGTGCATCAACGAATTTCCAATCACCACCCCATTCCCATCCGTATTTTTTAAATATGGCTACAACCTCCATCCAATCTGCTTTGCCATCTCCATCAAAATCCTTTTTAATATCCCACGATGCTGATGCACCATCAATCAAAACAATGTCCAATGCAAGGCCGTAATTGTGGAATGAATACCCACCTTTTGCGTTGGTAACTTTGGCACCCTGTTTTGTTCTGCCAATGGCATACAAATCATCCTGCTCTTTAAATGTCCGCAATGTGTATGCGAATCGACAAAATGCCTTTCCTCTTAATGCTCCACAAATTTCATCATAAATGGTTGTAACCTCAGCACGCAATTTTGGGTGCATCAATTGAATCCGTTCCAATGTCTTTTGATCCTTCATTATTCCTGCTCTTTTTTATTTTTAGCCGGTGGCCCGTGCTTTAATTTGTGATTTTCTTCACGTAAATTCTCAATTTCAACCGTTAATTCATCCACTTTTTTGCTTAATTGGTCAACCTTCGCCTCCAACTTTTCATTCATTGCCGTTACCATGTCAATCACACGTTGGGAATTTTCTAATTGTATTGTACTGATGTCCGCATTTTCTTTTCGTTTGCCTAATATCCACGAAATTAATGCTGTGATTGTTGATGATGCTAGGCCAATGATGGCATCCCTTGTTTCCATTATGCTGTTTGTTGGATTTTATTACTTATTTCAACTATGCCACGAAAATACGTGTGATCACGTTCATCATCCACCATATATGATGATGATTCCTTTACGCAGGTAAATACATTGAATCCATCCGCAGATAAATCAAAGTAACCATTTGAACGTGTTCTGATTAATTCTAAAATTCTATTGATTGCCTGATTGGCTGTTAATTCTCCACCCGAATCAGATGCGAAACGTGTCACCACTTCGATCCGTGTGATTGTTTCTGTGATATACGATGTCTGATTAAAATCTGTTTCATCAGATGAAACGGAATAAACTAAAATGTACGGAAACGATGCCGATGATGGAACCCGGTTGTAAACACCAAATGTCACACCGCCAATCACAACGTTGTTTGTCAAACGTGTGATGATCGCCTTGCGAATGAATTGTATCGGTTCTAACATTATTTTGTCAATTGTTTTAATTTTTGGTACAATCGTACATTTAGTAAACGTAATTCTGTTCGGATAGCAGGGAAAAAGAATGGCCGTGCATACATTGCCTGTTTCTTAATTCCTTTGCCTTTCCATTGTGCCGCATAACTTGCAGGAAATCCGGCCTCTTGCAAAAACTTTAATGTGACACCACGACCTGTTCCAAATTCAACATATGGGGCATATGGTGCTCGTGAAAAAACAACAACAGAATTTTCGTTTTGCCTTTCGAAATTGGTTTGATTTCTCAAATTACCTGTATCGTGTGGGGCCGTAGATTTCATTCTACCAACCATCTGCATTGCTGTTGTGGTCAATTCATTTGACAATTCCTGTTTAGAGAATTTAGCCAATTGATCCATCTGCTTTCGCAGATCATCCATTTGTTTTGAATCGACCTTTATTTTAATCATTATCCCTCAATCTTTGTCGCTGTCATTTTAACCCAAAAATTCTCAAACGTTTGAAAATTTGAATTAATACGATACAACGTTGCAAATCCTTCTACTTGCAATACATCCTCATTGGCAATCAAATCTGCTGTTTCCTTTCTGATTGTGATCTCTATTTCGGTTGATTTTAATCTGATGCCCATGCGTTCATCAATATCACCCTTTGTTTCTTGCACACGGCACCACACGGTGTCAATTGTAACATATCCGCCCGGTGTAGTTCCACCATATCCATCAGATGTTTTTGACATCCTTTTGATAATGATCCTTTGTTTTAAAATTGATGCCGTGTTGTTTGTTGCCATTAGATAAATACCGCTTTTATGCCATCCAATAATTTTGCCGATGCACTCGGAACCTCATTCACGGTCATCCCGGTCACAAAATCCGTGCGATTGTCATAATAGGTTGAAACCATCATCAACAATGCCTGTTTTAATAGGCCATCACTCATTCCCTCTGTTGTGAAATCAATTTTGATGTTGGTTCCTAATGGCTCAATTTCAACCATTGGATCGCCTAAACCATAAACCGAAAATGAAACAGATATACCCTTCACGGTAACTGCATCAACTGATGCCACAGGGCCGAATGGAACATCAATGAATCCTGTTGTGGATTCATCAAGGTAATATGTGCGTTCCTTTGCAATAATATCACGGCTCATGTAGTTTTCAGCAGCCGTGTGTGCCGCTTCGATCATTAAATCAATCAACGTATCATCTGCCGTTGTATCAATACGAATATAATTTTTAGCCTCAGCACGTGAAATGATTGGAACACCAATCACATCATTAATCTTGATCTGCCGCATTCTTTTTTGCTTTTTTACCCTTTGTTTCGTAAACCAATTTTTCTTCCTTTGTTTCAACCTCTACGGCCTCCACTTTTGTTTCTACAACCTCCGGTTCCGGTTTATCCGCTTCCGCTTTGATTGCATAATTGTGTGCCAAATAATGTCTTTCGACATCGGCTGAAACCGTTATGATTTCACCGGCTCTGTGGTATCCTGTTTTATTGTCAAATACCGTTTTTCTCATTAAAACTTTGCCCATAATTGTGCTATTTTTTGAACAAATATAAAAAGAAAAGCCACCCAATATTTAGGTGGCCTCTCTTAATTTGGAATTGTATTAAAACTAAACTCCGATTGCAGCGATGTCCGTTGCAAAAGTACCCTTAACGATTGCTAATGGTGCGTAGTTAGTCAATGCGATTCTCTCTTGTAAACGAACGGTAACGAAACCATCACGAACGTTTGTTCCATCCTCACGGAAGAATTCAAGAGATAAGTTTTCACGAATCCACATTTGTGTTCCTAAACCAAAATTACCAACAAGGTATGTTCCTGCTGTAACTGCTGTGTTAATTACAACCGGTACCCCTAAGAATGATGGTTGTAAACCTGCATAATATTGCTCATTCAAATACTCGTTTGTTGTTGCTTTTAACAATACGATTTTTGAAAAATCTGTTGGATTCACCATGATGTAATCAGGGCGATAGTTTACCAATGCTAATTGGTTGATTGCTACCGTTAAAACATCGAATTGGTTAGCCGCAACGATTGTATCTGCAAATGAACCTGCTGCAAATGCTGTCGATCCTGATGTCACGATACCTGAAATGTTTGGTGATGTACCATTACCATAAAGCAATTGTGTATCCTCAACGTTTAACAATTTCTCAGGTGCACGTGCCGCTAAATAAGATGTTAGCTGTGGTGTATCTGCCAACATTTCCTCAGAAATACGGAAATATGTTCCAACTTTCTGAACGTTTGCATCGTATGCTGTTAAATCGAAATCTGATTCAGGCAATGTTGATCCTTGTGCTGTTGCTGCTGCACCATTGTCATATGCTGATTCACGTACGTAACGAACAACCTCTGCTGATGTTGAACCTTGTGCCAATAATTGGCGAACGTGGATTGGACGTGTTGGATCATATTTGATACCCGGAACATATTGTGCAGGGATAACCTCACCTGTAAAACTATTCGCAACGGTCATATCACCTGCCTTGATTTCGAATTTAGCTGAACGGCTTGATCCGTTTACTAATGCATCTAAACCACCTTTTGTGATACCTTCGATCAAAGATTGTTTGAAAGATTGTGCGTTTGCTCCTGTTGCTGTTTTCTTTGCTGCAACCTCATTTGCATCAATACGGCTGTGTAGTTCTGAAAACTTCGCCTCCATATTTTTGATTTCAGACTTTAATAATTCGTCTGCTTTACCTGTTGCTGATGCAACTGCTTGCCCTTCTGCTTTCGCAATACGGCTGTCAATAGCTGAATTTAATTCATCTAATTGCTTTTTGATTTCTTCTGTCATCTTATTTTGACTTAATTTGATTGTTTAAA